CGGTCAGAATTCCAATTCCAGAGTCAACCGTCTGGCATCCATTGCGATGGAGGGTGATGCTGGAGTTACTTTCACTGGCTCTCTGGGAAATGGCTTCTTTTTGGATGCGTACTGCCCCGGAGCCCTCGGGGGTTCCAACCGAACCATACAATTCGCCAATGACTCCTCCAACAACGGACATGCTGCTCGTATCACAATTGAGGGGACAAACGGTTATGTTGGAATCCACACAACCACCCCATCTGTTACACTTGATGTCAACGGTTCGGTCCATTGCCAAGGGCAGTTTGCCCGAGGAGTTGCCGCAAAGGATCTTGGCTCGGGGACCACCTCCACTATAACACCATCTAGTCTGGGAGCGGGCACAGTTCTGATAACTGCCTCCAGCGTTACTACTCCTACCGAGGGTCCCACCGAAATGATGCATATTTGCACTATTGCTGACGGCACCACCGCAGGAGAGCTATTGACGCTAGTGCTAGTGACGACTGCTCTGGATGGTTCGGCGGGGCTTGCAAGCATGGGTATGATACTCTTCTCTCCTACGAATCCATTAAACTCCGGAGAAATCACTACTGTGACTGGCGAAGCCGCCGGAGGCGTATCTCCAATAGGATCAACAGCCCAGTATATCTGGACCGGTAGCAAGTGGGCTCGTCTGTCAATGAACGGAAGTGCCGCCTAACACTCGGGTATACTATATAATAGGTGCGTAAGGAACGCAAGAAAGAGAACAATGAAAAAATCGGAACTAAAAAATATTATTAAAGAATGCGTGAAGGAGGTCATCTTTGAAGAGGGCGTCTTGTCGGGCATTATTACGGAAGTGGCTCAAGGACTTCAAGGCTCCACTCCTATAAGAGAGAACAGTATGGCCATCATCGCCGAAGCTAGCAAAAAATCCAACTCATCGCCCGGTCAAGACGAAACAAGAAAAAAAGTTATGGCAGCCATTGCAAACGATTACTCCGACGTTAAGAATAAATTTTCTAACCCGGCTTTGTTTGAAGGAACAAAGCCACTCCCCTCGGATAGTAAAGGGGCACTTGCCGGCGTAGCCCCAAGTGATACCGGAATTGATCTGACTTCAATACCGGGGCTTGGGAACTGGTCAAGAATTGCCGAGGGCAATAGAAAGTAGATAGTATGAGAAATAACAGAAAAAACAACAGAGGACCTAGGGAAATTCGTACCTGCATTACTGTTACGGCAGCCGAATGCAATGACAACCCTGATAAAATGGTGCGCCGCTTTATTAAGAAGGTTAAGAATGACGGGATTGTAGAGGAATTCAGAAGTCGGGCAACTTATATGAAGCCTTCTGAGTCCCGCCGTTTAAAAAAAGCCGCAGAAAGAAAAAAGATAGAAAAGGCGAATAAACAAAGACAAGCACTACTTATTCCAAGAGATAAAAAACGCTTTAAAGCTAGGAGATAACAGATGGCTACAAATGGATTTAGAGATTTCCCAAAACCAGGCCTCGGGTCTGTCGGGTCCTACCAAATGAGCGGAACGCCGTTCGTCACGGGAACAATACTGCAAGGCAACCAAGAAGTTCATTTTGCATTTCCTTCTGTAACAAAAGAGTTCACAGTTTTCACCAACAAGGAAAACGTCTATTTGACATTCCTCGCTACAGGTTCTGATGCAGGCGTCGTAGCCAGAATGCACAGGGTCATGATTATCCCCACAGGCACAGCACAACCATATACGTTTAACGCAAAGTGCAAAGATATTTTTATCCATAAAGCCACAGCCAATGCCGCAGATGTTACTGTTTACGCTTCCCTGACAGGTATTGAGGCAGGGAATATGTTCCACCTCACAGGTTCAGGCATTAGTGAATAGTGAACAACCTTGTATCATTCTAGTCGTTTTGTCAACCAAATAACTATATATTTTGATATAATTCCAAATTTAAAAGGGGATTTTTTATGTCCAAGATGCTAGAGGAAGCTATTATCGACGCAAAAGCATTGCGTGAAGCTGCAATTAAGAATGCTGAATCTATGGTCGTTGAGAAATATTCCGACGAAGTTCGTAGTGCTGTTGAAAAATTACTAGAGCAAGATCCTGCTCTCGAAGACGAGCCGCTTGATCTTGGACTTGACGCCGAAATGGAAATGGCTCCCGAAGAAGAGTCTAGTGTTATGGCTAATATTCCAATGGCCCATAACCCAGAAGAAGAGGATGAGATTGTTGTGGTCGATTTAGATCAAATTATAGCCGCCGCCAATGCCGAAGAGGCAGATGAGGATCAGGAATTCGAACTTGATGCGGAAGAAATAGCAGATACCGTAGGCGTTCCTCTGGACGATGAGTCTTCGATGGAACCCCCGGCAAATCGTGCCGATGAAATTGAAATTAGTGAGTCTGATCTCCTAGATGTATTTAAAGAAATGCTAGTTGTAGATGTTGACCCAAAAGACTTAGAGAAATTACAAGCAGAATCAGAAGCTGATGAAACTAAAGGTAAAAAAGAAGAGGATCTGGAAGTTGATGTTTCTTCTTCTCGGGACGATGGAATGGACGAAAAAGATATTGAAGCCCATACACGTCTTACCACAAAGCTTGAATCGGTAACAAAAGAAAATAAAGAATTAAAAAATATTCTAGTAAAAGTGAAAGATAGATTAGAAGAAGTTAATTTGTCAAATGCTAGATTGTTGTATGCGAACCGTGTCCTTCAAGACACCTCCCTGAATGAGCAGCAAAAAAATAAAATTGCTGAGATACTTTCTGGTACACGGTCAGTGGATGAAGTAAAGATGGTCTATGAGACCCTTCAAAAGACAATGGCGCACACTAAAAATAGTGGACCTCAATCGTTGTCTGAGGCAGTATCAAGAAAATCATCTGTAATTCTTAGCGGACACCGTAAGGAAGAAGCCACTGATAATAACCCGGTTACAAATCGCTGGGCTACGCTCGCAGGTATTAATAATAAAAACTAAATCATTTAAGGAGATTTTAAAAAAATGACTATGTTAGATACTCTTACAGAGGGCATCCGACAACGTTCCTTAGCCAACGAGGGTGAAGCTCTCCTTGGGAAGTGGGAAAAGACTGGACTCCTAGAGGGCCTGAACGATAATCATCGTTCAACTATGGCTCGTCTACTGGAGAACCAGGCTGCCCAGCTTCTCAAAGAGCAAACCACAATGGCTGCTGGTGACGTTGAAGGCTTTGCCTCAGTTGCTTTCCCAATTGTTCGCCGTGTATTCGGTGGTCTTTTGGCACAGGACCTCGTGTCCGTTCAACCGATGAGCCTCCCTAGTGGACTCATCTTCTTCATGGACTTTGCTTTTAGTCCAGATTCTGGCATGATTGGTGCCAGTGACGAAAAACATCGTCTTGCTAATGAGGCTGACACTTCCCTTTATGGTGGTGGTGTCGTTGGTCGTGCATTGACTGGTGGTGTTTCTTTGGCTGATGGCAATCAGGAACTTGGATTCTATTCTTTGAACAATGGCTTCTCTAGCCCGACAGGATCGGACACGGGAGCAGTTGTGGTTTGGGCTTCGGGTACTTTTGGTGATGCTAATACGAGCCCTGGTGGAAACCTGTGGTCAACGCTTCGTGGCGATCCCGATCTTGTTTCGGGTACATCGACTTACGTCATTGCTTCGGCTTCGTTGCCCACTTCTACTGGTGCAAACTTCAAGAACCTTGCCGCATTCGTGCTGTCAGGTTCTGATGGTCGTGGTAATCTTGCCAGCGGCGCATATCATGCTCGCCGCCTCAATCAGATGAGTGGTTCTGAAACTAGAGTCCTCAATCTGGTTGGTGTTTCTCGTGAAGGAACTCGAAGCGCAGTTCAAATGTCTGCTTCGATGCTGGGCACTTCCGCCTCTCCCGCAGGTGGAACCCATGGTACGGTTCACTACCCAATCACCGACGAATTTGTCGCCGCTGGCGATCCTTTCGGCGGAATTCGTGGTGGTAACGGAAACCAGGGATGGAATCTTGAAACATCGCCGGCTATCCCCGAGATAGACATTAAGGTCCAGAGCATCGCCGTGACAGCCGTCACCAAGAAGCTCAAGGCCAAGTGGAGTCCTGAGCTTGCTCAAGACTTGAATGCTTATCATAACCTCGACGCTGAAGTTGAGCTTACAAGCATTCTTTCGGAGCAGATTGCTCTTGAAATCGACCAAGAGATTCTGAATGATCTCGTCGGTGGCGCTAAGGGTGGTACTCTGTACTGGTCTCGTCGCCCTGGTAGGTTCTTGAATCGTGAAACCGGTGCAGACGTTACTACAAGTCTGGCTCCCGACTTCACAGGTACGGTTAGTGAATGGTACGAGACTCTTCTCGAAGCCATTAATGACTTGAGTGCTCGTATTCATCGCAAGACTCTTCGTGGTGGCGCAAACTTCGTGGTTTGCTCTCCTGAGGTGGCTTCGTTGCTTGAGTTCACAAGTGGGTTTAAGGCGAATATCGCCTCTGACGAAGATAAGGGCTCCTGGGGTGCCGTCAATGTTGGTTCTTTGAGCCGCAAGATGGACATTTATGTTGATCCTTACTTCACCCGTAACCTTCTTCTGGTCGGACGTAAGGGAAGCAGCTTCTTAGAAAGCGGCTATGTTTACGCTCCGTATGTGCCACTGCAAGTGACACCCACCATCTTTGGTGTCGAAGACTTCGTGCCCCGCAAGGGCGTGATGACTCGTTATGCCAAGCAAATGGTGCGTCCAGATATGTACGGACTTGTTGTTGTGGCTGATTTGGTTGGTTAATAACTAACCAGATTGTTAGTCTAGCTTGCTAGATTGAATAACAATGCAGGAAACCTCGTCCATGTGGCGAGGTTTTCTGTTTTTATAAGCCTAAGTATATAAGAGAAAACTATTTACTATTATTGCAGTTACACCACAACATTCTAGGAAAATATTTAAATGCCAATTGACCTATCTCCAAAAAGTACCAATAGCGCCATTGTTTTAACTTCTACCGGAAGTAGTTCTCAAGTTTTAACCTCTTTGGCATATGGAGTTTATACTTCTGCTAATTTTGTAAGCGGCGCAGTTGATCAAGTAGCCTATGTGTATAATAAACTCGGGGGAAATGTACTAGATTTAGAAATAACTACTGCAAACGTCTACAACGCTTATGAAGAAGCGGTCCTAGAGTATTCTTATTTAATAAACACCCATCAAGCTAAAAATGTTTTATCTGATTTCCTAGGGAACTCTACTGGTTCTTTTGACCAAGACGGAGAACTGAGTGGATCGTACAGTACAAAGGCAAATTTAAAGTTTCCCAGATTTCAACTTGGGTATGCCACTCATATTGGACGGGGGGCAGGACTTCATGCGTCCGTCGGAGCAAGCCAAACAATATTTTCAGCGTCCTTTACAGCCGAAAAAGATGTTCAAGATTATGACCTACAGGATATAATTTATAGCGCATCCATCGATGGAACCGGCGCAGGCGCAGCATTTACAGGATCTGTAGGAACCAGCGCAATAACAATTCAGAAAGTTTATTATAAAACAGCCCAGGCCGCATGGAGATTCTTCGGTGGTTCTTACCCCGTCGGCGCTGTTGGAAATTTGTCAACGTATGGACAATATGCCGACGACACTATGTTTACGCTAGTCCCAGCGTGGCAAAACGTTCTTCAAGCCTATGCATATGAAGAAGACATGAACGTGAGAGCATCACATTATTCATTTAGGATTAATGATAATAAACTTAGGATCTTTCCTACTCCTAGCGGCGAGAATCCGTCTAAGTTCTGGGTAGACTTTAGAGTATCGGAAGATGCATTTACCGAAAAGGCAGATAGAAAATATGGGGCCGACGGGGTAAATAACATGAACACATTGCCTTTCCCGAATTTGCCCTATGATAAAATTAACAGTATAGGGAAGCAGTGGATAAGGAGATTTTCTCTTTCTTTGTGCAAAGAAACTTTAGGACAGGTAAGATCAAAGCTGGGTAGCATTCCAATCCCCGGAAACGACGTAACTCTTAACGGACCCGCTCTGATCTCTGAAGCTAAAGAAGAACAGTCAGCACTTAGAGAGGAACTTAAGGCCGTCCTTGATGAGTTGGTCTATGGAAAGCTAGCGGAAGGTGATGCGGCACTACAAGCCAGTGTAAACGAGACGCTAAAAACAATTCCTCACGGCATATATGTAGGCTAAATAAATGGCAAACAATAAATGGACCCAGCCGGTACAGCCACCCCCTCCGCTTTTTGTTGGAAAAGCAGAACGTAATTTCGTAAAACAAATCAATGATGAGATCATTGAGAAAATTGTTGGGGAACAAATTCTGTATTACCCAATAGATGTTGAAAGAACGGATTATCATTCTCTCTACGGTGAAGCTATCAGAAAATCTTTCTTGCAACCAGTAAGAGTATATGGACTTGTTGAGTATGCCGGCTCGGATAGGGTTCAAGAAAAATATGGTTTTGATAATTTATACAATTTGAACATACATCTTCACAAGCGCCGCCTTACTGAAGATCAAAATTTGTTTGCTCGACTGGGAGACTTTATTCAATACGATGAGATGTATTTTGAAATTGTAGATATCTTTGAGCCACGTTACCTGTTTGGACAAGACAGTGCATTTGCTGACAACACCTCTTTGGAGGTAACTTTGGTGGCCAAGCAAGCAAGAAGAGGACTCTTTGATGCCAATTAGAACAAAAACGCCAGGAGTGCAACCATATTCAGTATACCCTATGACTCCATCAACGCTGGAAGATATAGATTTTGCTCTATATGAGTACATAAATGAAAACCTTGATATTTTTGCAGAAACAAACGAAGGATTTAAGAAAGTTCCTGTTATATATTCTGTTCCTGAGCGTGCATTTCAAATAAAAAACGACCCGACTTTGAGACCCAATGGTAGGACTTTAATTTACCCTATAATTTCAATAATGAAAAATTCATTGGTCAGTGATCCTACGAAAAAAGGCCGATATGGCGTGCATATACCTCCATATTTTGATTATTATAACCGAGGTGGGTCGATAGAGATAGCAAGAGTGGTGCATCAGGATAAGACAAAAAACTTTGCTAACGCAAATACGATACGAAAATCTCCGGGGGGCATAGTAAAAAACTACCAGACTTTTCCCAATGAAAATAAAAACATTGTCTATGAAACACTGTCTGTGCCAATGCCAACGTTTGTTGAGGTTAACTATACGATATCTATTGTGGCAGAATACCAGCAACAGATGAATCAGATTCTATCCGCTTTTGCAACCACAACATCAACTCCTAGCGCCTTTAAAATAAGTCATAATAAAAATCATTATGAAGCTTTTATAACCCCGGAATATTCTTTTGAAAATAATTCTTCTGGACTTGAGACTTCGGAAAGAATTTTTAAAACAAACATAACTTTTAATGTACTTGGGTATCTTATAGGGGCCGACAAAAACCAAAAGACTCCGAACGTAGTACGACGACAGTCGGCTGCAAAAATTCAATTCCAAAGAGAGCGTGTCATACTTGGTGATGAGATTGAATATCACCAAGGAAGAAAAGATAAATATCGCTCTTAGTATTTCAAGGGAGTTTCAATATTTGTGTTACTATTTAATAGTAGCGCAAATCCTTATTTGTGTGACGATATACCAGACTTCAAAGCGAGGAGAAAGTAAATAAATGGCGAGCGACTCTTCTAAAAAATTCAAGTTCATTTCCCCAGGGGTTTTTGTTGACGAAATAGACAACTCACAACTTCCCGCAACACCAGCGGCTGTTGGCCCTGTAGTTATAGGCAGAGCCAGCAAGGGACCGGGGATGACCCCAGTTACAGTAAGTTCCTTTTCTGACTTTGTTGAGACCTTTGGCGAGCCAGTTGCAGGCGGCGCAGGCGGCGATGTGTGGCGTGGAGGAAGTGTCACGGGACCTACCTACGGCGCTTACGCCGCTCAAGCATGGCTTAGAAATAATTCTCCTGTTACTTACCTTCGTCTTTTGGGAGAACAGTCCACTGATGCTAGTTCTGCCGGTCTCGCCGGTTGGGCAGCAGGAACAATTAGCAGTACCGTTTCTGCCGGAGGTGCTTGGGGTCTGTTTGTTTGGCCATCGAGCAGCTTGAAGGCTGGGGGAATCGGAGAACCTGTGACAGGAACCCTTGCGGCGACGTTTTATTGCACCGGCGGGCGTGTTGTCATTTCCGGAACACAAGCTCATGTTGGCAAGGTTACAGGATCTGCTTGCGCTTTGTTCAAGACCGAAACAAATGGTGACATTGTCCTGGGCGTCACTAAAGACGGGACATTGGGTAACCTAAACACCACAAGAATTAGCCTTAATCCGTCCAAGCAAAACTTTATTCGAAAAGTTTTGAATACTAACCCCACCGTAACAAATACCAGCATTTCTACCACTGCTGCGGCAAACGCAAACCTTGGTGGAAAATTCTGGCTTGGGGAATCTTTTGAGCGCCAGTTGAAGGCAGAAAACTCTGCCTCGATTGGTGTTTGCAGTGCTGAGATTCAAACATCAAGTGAGTTCCATTGTGCTATACTCCCGATGGTTAATCAAAAGGATGCTACCCAAGAGCAGAGCGATTTTGAGTTTGCTGCTACGAAGGCATCCACAGGATGGTTCCTGGCACAAGATCTTAGTACTAACACGTCAACATACGATCCAGCTAGCATGCAAAAGCTGTTTAGAGTGGAAGCGAGATCAGCAGGAGACTCAACACAGAGGGAGGTAAAGGTATCGATTGTAGATATTAAAGCACCCGACGGAGACTTCGAACTGTATGGGTCTTTTGGGCTGTTGATTCGAAAAATGCGTGATACCGACTCAAACCCGATCATTCTAGAAAGATTTGATGGGTTGGATTTGAATCCTGCTTCTCCGAACTATATTGCAAGAGTGGTTGGTGATCAGTACGAAGTGTATGACCAGACCATGAAACTTAACAGAGTTTACGGTCAGTATTCGAATAAATCTAAGTACATCCGTGTTGCCATGGATGAAGATGTTGATCGTGGGGCTCACGGTGAAGCCTGCTTGCCCTTCGGCGTCTATGGTCCTTTAAAGTATCGTGATTGCACGATTCTCTCTGGATCAGGGAAAGTCTATAGCCTTGGTCAGTTTGCGAGCGGCACGGCAAGAGCTAGCTCTATGGTCTACGGAGGCAAGGCTTCTTCCTTCGGCGATATCGGCGGACACCCAGCCACCGTTGACAGAGAGGCGTTCGACGACGTTATTTCTCTCAACGTGCAGAACCGAACTGCGTTCGCTCCGGGGTCACTATCCGCTTCTATTAAGTTCCCAAGAGTTCCTTTGCGGCAAAGAAGCAACTGGGGCAATACAGCAGGAAAAATGAAGAGCACCTATTGGGGTGCATGGACGGGTAAGACTCCTACTGACACGTTGTTTAATGACGAAATCACAGATCTGATTCGCCCTCGTGCAAAAGGACTCCAGGGAACACCTTATTCACCATCTCACGATGTTGAAGCCTCCGGAATTGGACAAAGTTCAGGAAGCCTTACAAGCGATGCTTTGACAATATCTTGGACATTCTCGCTCGATGATATTGTTGCCGAAAGTAACGGTACATTGACTTATACTTCGGGGTCTCGACTTGCTGGAAACAGCCTTTCGGCCGTTAGTTCTTCTTATACAGGAACACTGGATCGTGGCGCAGATAGATTTACCACTCTTTTGGCAGGGGGTTCTGACGGCTTTGATATTACCGAGCGTGACCCCTTCCGCTTGAGCGGGTTTGAGACTGCCTCCGACGAGGACGAGTCCTATCAGCTACATACTCTGAAGCGTGCGGTGAACATAATGTCTGACTCGGACACGACGTCGTACAATCTAATAACAATGCCGGGAATTACCCAAGAAAATGTAACCAAGCACTTGCTTGATACAGTGGAAGAACGTGGTGATGCCTTGGCTATTATAGATATTCGAAAAGTGTATGATGCAGACACAGAAAGTACAGAAAGTGCTTCCGCCCGAAACGCCTATACGGTGAAACAGGCGGTCGATACACTCAAGGCAAGAAACATTAACAATAGCTACGGAGCTTGTTACGCCCCTTGGGTATTAATACAAGATACAGTATCTAATAGAACACTTTGGGCACCTCCTTCGGTAGTGGCCATGGGTGCTCTTTCTACCACGGACAGGGTTGCTGCCCCATGGTTTGCTCCCGCTGGGTTCCAGCGAGGCGGACTGTCAGAGGGTGCAGCGGGCATACCGGTGCTAGAAGTTGCCAAGCGTCTATCTTCGGATGATAGAGATAAACTGTATGAGGCAAATATTAACCCGATAGCTAAGTTCCCGGCAGAAGGGATCGTTATCTTCGGACAAAAAACACTTCAACAAACAGCTTCTGCTCTTGATCGGATTAACGTCCGTCGCCTGATGGTATTCTTGAAGCGTGAGATATCGTTTATCGCTTCTCGACTCCTGTTCGAGCAGAACACGAGAGACACCTGGGCGAGATTTATTCAACAGGCAACGCCATTGTTGGATTCTGTAAAGGCTCAGTTTGGCATTCAGGACTTCAAGCTTATCCTTGACGAGACTACCACAACGCCAGATCTTATCGACAGAAACATTGTGTATGCTAAACTACTGGTGAAGCCGACTCGATCTGTAGAGTTCTTCGCCATCGACTTTGTCATCACAAATAGTGGGGCATCTTTTGAGGACTAAAAAAGTTTCATGAAACTATTTATTATGATATCATTAGGAGAAAATAAGTAATGGCAGATCTTTGGTGGGGGCAGAAAAAAAGTGACCCAAAACGTCGATATCGGTTCCTAGTCCAACTTGGGGGCGCATCCCACATGGACGCTATCCCTGTGTGGTCTATTAAAACAGCAACGAAGCCAAAGGCAAACGTTTCAACCGTGGAACATATGTTTTTGGATTACACCTTTAAGTACCCTGGAAGAGTCACCTGGGATAACATAAGTATGACGTTGGTTGACCCTGTTGACCCAGATCTTGCCAGTGCTTTTATCCAGAGACTAACGGCAGCGGGATATCAATATCCTACAGATTCCAACAAGCGTGCCAGCATTAGTAAGAAAAAGGCTAGCGACGCTTTGGGCGGAGATATCCTCATTCAACAAATTGATGCCGAGGGTGACCCGATTGATACATGGAGCTTGAAAAATGCTTGGATAGTCAGTGTTGATTTCGGAGGAAGCTTGGATTATACTTCTGACGAGATGAACGAACTTACTGTGGAAGTGGCCTTTGATTGGGCAGAATACGCCAAGGGCAAGCGTGGTGGCACAGTAGGGCTTTAAATATTTCTTAACAAAAAGAGATAATAAAGTTATTATTACAAAGAAAGGTTATAAAATATGAATAGAAATGAAGGCCGTATGGGCTCCTCCGAAGAAGTTTTCTTGGAAGACGACGGGGTAGCCCCTGCCGCAATTGTTCCCGAAGAAACATCATCTACTGCAAAGTTTAATTGGTCAACTCCGACAGAAACAGTCGTATTACCGAGCCGAGGCGTTTTTTACCCCCCTCAACATCCTCTTCACAACCGAGAGGAAATTGAAATTCGCTATATGACTGCGAAAGAGGAAGACCTTCTAACTGATAGGGCACTTCTTAAGAATGGTACCGCAATTGACAGGGCACTACAAAACCTAATCACCGATAAGAACATTAAGGTCAATGAGATGTTGGTCGGCGACAAGAATGCCGTTATCGTGGCTGCTCGAATTACAGGATACGGCTCAGAATATGATACAAAAGTAACATGCCCAGCATGTGCCGAGGTGGATGATTTCTCGTTTGATCTATCGGATGTGAAATCAAACAACACATTTGAGGCAGTTGAGGAACTTGGGATTACTCTGACCAATAGGAGCACCTTTATAATAACACTTCCATTTTCCAAGGTGGAAGTGGAGTGCCGCCTTTTGACCGGCAACGATGAAGTGAAAATCTTTAAAGAATCCCAGAGAAGACAAAAAAAGAAAATGCCGTCCTCTGCTTTAACAGATCAACTCAAAGAAGTAATTATTTCTGTCAATGGAGATACTGATATTATCAGCCGCACTACGTTTGTACGTCAGATGCCGGCTAAAGATTCAAGATACTTGCGTACCACCTTGGGTAAGGTGACTCCAAATCTTGACATGACTCACTTGTATGAGTGTACCAATTGCGGTCATACGGCGGACATGGAGGTTCCGCTGACCACGGACTTTTTTTGGCCTAAGTGACGAATATAAACTAGCAGTTTACGAAGAGTTTTTCCAACTTAAGTATTATGGGGGGTGGAGCTTCTTTGAGGCTTACAATCTCCCAGTTGTTATACGAAGGTGGTTTCTAAATAGGTTAGCCGAGCAAAAGAAAAAAGAAGTCGAAGCTCAAGAAGAAAGCCTGCGCAAATCAAAATCTAAATCGAGAAGATAAACCTCACTTGGCAACTATTTATTAAACAAAGTGTCAATGCTGGGGATTAGTATGTTAAACGAAGATGAATTTGAAAATATCGTATTTGATTTGGGCGCTGCTCGCAAAGGGCAGTTAAATGAAAATATTCTTCATGTGTTCGCTGCTTGGATAGAATATCTTTTGTCTAAAATGTTTAAAGGACGCAGAATCCCAGTCAAAGTACGGGGCAATAAATTAGAAGTTACTCGATTCACAGACGCTCTGGTGAACGAAAAAAGATACATGATGTACATCAAGAAATACGGACTTGATGACCCTATGACTTATAAACAAAAATCCAAACTTGATGTAGCAATCAAAAGATTTGAGCGAGAAGCTAAGATTAATTGGCCAATTCGCAATCCGTGAGGTGAGCTAGGTGGCTGACGACAAGACCCCAGAACAATTAGCAGCAGAAGAAGAAGCCAGTAAAAAGGCGGCTGCCGCTACCCGTGAACAAACTCAAGCCATCAAAGGTCTGAATGAGCAATACGGATACTTAAGAACCACACTCAACAACGTCAATGAGTTAACTGTAAAAAACTTTGAAGCACTTGTCCAAGAAGGCAAGATAACCAAAGAAGTTCAAAATGATATCAATGCCCTTCTAGAAGCCGAGGCTAATTTAGAAGAAGCCAGAAAAAGGGGAGCCGAAGACCTTTCTGACTATAACGATCTCGTCGATCTTGCCCAAGGATATGTCAACGCACACGGCGCAGAAGTAGAAGCGTTTGTAGAGACATTAAAGAAACAAGTTGCTGCGGAGAAAAGACGAGAATTCTGGCTAAAGCGTGTAGAGGAAGCCCAAAATAGTCTAACCAAGACCATGAGGTTTGCTGGTGCCCAAAATATTGCCTTCTCTGGCGGCATTATGGACATGGCAAGTCAGCTAAAGGATATCGGACTAAAGTTTGATACCTTTAACAAGTCCCTTCAAGTTAACAGCGGACTCGGACAGCAATCCGTTGATGTGATGAAGGACCAAGTCGCCACAGGAAGCAAATTTGGAATAACCATGAAGGATTCGTCGGAAGCCCAGACTGCTCTGAATAAGAATTTCAATAATTTCGCCGAAATGAGTCGGAAAGACCAAAAAGATTTAAGTGACAACGTTGTGATGATGAATCGCCTAGGAGTTTCTTCTGAGGTATCCGCAAAAGCAATAGATCTTGTATCTCACTCCATGAAAGGATCGGTGGGCTCATCCGCCGGACTTCTGACAAGGCTCGACAAATTGGCTCAGGGTCTTAATCTACCGACTGGACAAGTGTACGAGGACTTTGTAAAGCTTGGTCCAAAGATGGCACGCTTCGGAAAAGACGGCGTTAAAAAATTCGAAGACTTAGCTAAAAAAGCTAGGGCCATGGGTGTTGATGTTGAGGCTGCATTTAATATAGCAGAAGCGGTTGATACATTTGAAGGTGCTTCCGATATGGCTGGAAAGCTTAACGCACAGTTGGGGATGCAAATTAACTCCACGGAATTATTGACAGCATCGCATGCCGACCGCCTTGGTATAATGCAGAGGGAGTTCGCAAACACCGACAAAAAGTTTAGTGCGCTGCACCACAGAGAGAAGCAGGCTATTTCCGAGATGATGGGCATTGACGTTGATGTGGCTGCGAAAATATTCGGAGACCCAGAAGAATTCGCAAAGTATAATGAAAAACAGATAGAAGCCTCCAAGCGAGCCGAAGCACTCACAGAGATGACCCAGAAGCTGACGGCTGCTGGTGAAAAAATGATGCAGGCATTCGCCCCATTAGCCATAACCATCGCCGGGTGGGCCACCGCCATGGCTGAGTCTGGGATAATGCCGTATATTGGCGGCTTTCTCATCCTCGTCGGCGTCCTCGTCTCATTTTATAAAATCTTCCAGGCTATACTAGTTATCCATAAAACATGGCAAGCTATTTCCGCAGCAAGCACTGTGCTGGCAAAACTCAGAATAGGATTCAACGTTGCGGAGACAGCATCAAAACAGGCCCTTACTGCTGCTGAACTCGAAGCGCAGGCGGCTGAAAAGTTAGCCAACAAGACCAAGGGGCAGGGGCTGAAAATAAATAAAGAATTAATATTAGGTATTCTAGCCCTGGGAGCCGCCGTGTTGTTATTGGGAGCCGGTATCTGGCTAGCGGCAACTGGTATGGCTACGCTTGTTATGTCATTCTCTGGGCTGGGCGATGCGCTCTGGCCAGCAGTGGCTGCGCTCGGGTTGTTAATAATACCATTTGTAGCTCTTATGGTTGTTGCCGGTCTCGCCCTTTCTAGTGGTGTCTTGCCGGCCTTTGCTTTAGCTATGCTGGCTCTTGGTGCCGCCGCTTTAATGATGGGTGCAGGTATTGCACTCGCTGCTTACGGAATGTCTGTATTGGCAGGAAGCATCGGGACATTTGCTGACGGTTTTGAAAGAATGAGTCAACTGGAGTGGGGTGGCGTCGGCAAGGGCATTGTTACTTTTGCTGCGTCTCTCTTTATTCTTACCGCTGCACTGATTGCACTTGGCTTTGCGATAATGAATCCAATCACAGGAACTGCCATGATGATCGGCGTTGCCGCTTTGAGTTCAGCCTTTTTATCTCTTGGTCATTCCATGGCAAGCATAAGCGACGGAGTGGCCGCCCTCAAGGAGGCAGAGTCTGGACTAAATTCTTTAGAGAGGATTATTACGGTATCAGCGAAGATGAACACATCCGAATTAGACAACATGGAGAGGGCTATGTCTGCTGTGGCTATCGTGGGCGAAGCAACAAAGTCAGCCGAAATGGGAGGCTTTGATAGAATTGCTGGCGCAATAGGGAATATGTTTGCTCCAGCCGGAGGACAGTCTTCCACTGATCGTACCGTGGTCCTACAAGTTAATGAGAAGAAACTTGGCGAGGTTATAGTTAATGTATTAAACGATGAGTATGGAATGAATATCGCAAGATAGGGAGAAACAAATGGCAGAAGATAACATCTTTAATAAAAGAAAACTGCTCACAGGCATAAAGAAAGAAACTGCCGGCGAGCAGAGATTGTTCAACGAGGGGTTCACTTTAGAGATACAGCATGTTCCCACAGGAGCGACGGTTTCTTTTTCGGCGTTCGTGGACTCGTTCAGCGACGCTTATAATTCAGAGTGGTCTTCGGAGCAAGTTTACGGGCGAATGGACCCTATACCAACTTTCCAAAATACTCGCCGGGCGTTGGCTGTATCATGGATCGTTCCAGCTTCTTCAATAGAACAGGCAAAAGATAATATGGACGAGATTAACGGTTTGTTGACCTTCTTATACCCTCTATACTCTGATCCCGGCGTCGCCGTTGGCGCAGCGTCATCAATCGTGGCCGGAAGTAATATCATTCAGGGACCCCTAGTACGAGTTAAGTTTGGTAACTTGATACAGGATGCTGCGACAGGAGCGGGACTTTTGGGATATTTGAATGGATTTACTATGGACCCGCAACTCGACATGGGAATGTTTATGATAGGAAAAGACCAGAAGCCAGAGTTTACGAAGCCACTGGGTACATCTGATGTAGAATATTTACCGAAAGCAATAAAACTTAATTTTGAATTAAATGTACTACATGAACATTCCTTGGGGTGGGTGCGAACCGACAAAGGTTATGCATTTAGGGGCGGACGCAAGGGATTTCCTTACGCAACAAATAACCCGGTGCCTGTCCATACAGATGCTGCCAAGGTAAGATTGCCAACCAAACAAGAAAAGACAAAAGATATAGACAAGAGGATTGGTTTATTGCAAGCACAAAAAAACAAACTCCTGGGGAAATAAGAAATGTATTCTAGATTTATAAATAGAAATATTTTTATTAACAACAACAAAGATTATAAAGATAAATTTTTAGTCAATCGAGACTTGAACCAAATAGTTCAATATTCTACAGCTAGGTTTAGATATCCAACCACAGAGGAAATAGCGTCGATTACTTCAACGCCAGTAATATGGTCTTCAAGTTCACGCCTGTTTAAGATAGCTTCAGAGTACTATGGTTCTGCTGGACTATGGTGGGTCATAGCGTGGTATAATAAAAAGCCAACTGAGGCTCATTTTAAAATTGGCGAAACGATTTATGTCCCAAGCCCCATCGAGGTGGTGCTAGATTTTTTCCGAACATAAAAGAGATGTATAATGCCACCCAAAGATAAAACCAAAAGCGCAGCAAAGTTTCGGCAAAAAAAAGCACAACTTCTGCTTATGCAAACACTTGCTGGACAAAGAAGCGGCACCGGGTTAACTAAGTCCGGCAGAGCCAGAACGACTAATCCGTATAAACATTTGATAAACTATATCGGAAAGCCAAACTCACTCATTCCTTTGATCGGCAATCCTGTTGACGTATCTTCTTTTGTTTATGCGACACCAGCACAACTAGGAAATCTCGTTCCTATGATGGAGTTTTATTATTCTGACGGCGGAACAAACGACAAGGGTAAAAAAGTCCCCGACGAAAAAATTCTTTTTAGTGATTATATCCAAATGTCTGACCGAGTGGTTGTTCGTGGAGGTAAGCCAGTAAGGCTTGCAGGAACTTCTGCGATGAAAGGTGACGCCAGCATGCTTTTAAAAGGTAGGGGCACTTTAGGAACGGGTGTCGGAGTAAAAGATTTTTCTTGGCAATTTGATAATAAGCACGAGGGTGACAAGACACTTAAAGCCAACATAACTTTATTTTTCGCTTCAGTTCGAGAATTACTCAATGAGGAGTTTACAAAGTTTTTGTTTGTAACCAATCCTTCTCAGCTAAAGGCCCCGCAACCTCCCTCCAAAAAAGTGAGGAGCACTTCTGGACCCAGAGACATGAAGCAAGAGGCAGCCGACAAAGAAGAAGCCGAGGCAATAGCCTGGGCACTAGCTAATGCGTATGAACTAATGGGAGGAAGAGTAGGTGCCACCGACGATGACGCCGACCCCCAATACGGCGGAAGAATATCTTCAAAGAAACGAACTGCGCTAGGCACCGGGAAGGTACTTTTCGCAGCGAAGGTCGATGCCCCTCGCCCTCCTAGAGAATTCACTGTATTAAAGGCTCGGGTAGGGTGGGGAGTTCCCCGTGGGAAAGCAAGTAATTTAGAAGGCCCCTTTGCCATGAATCAGAAATTCTTAACAGCGGTTGAGGGTACGCAAAAAGTTATTGCTCTGAATTTGATATCTTATAAATTAAATTTTATGCAGGAAGGGCAGGTAGAATTAAAAATAGAATACGTCGGCTCTCTAGATTCTATTTTGGCGAGCAGTTATGTTTCTAATGTTCTGGCCGACTCGGACAACAAGGAGCCCATCAGTAAAAAGAGAATTTGGATTTCTAAAACAATGGAGGATATTGACTGGGCTAAAGATAAGCTGTACAAGGACTACGTTTATAGTGGTGCTGGTCCAATCCCCAACGCAGGAAAGACAGGGGTCAACTTCAAAAAGAAGCAAACCAGACGTACAGGGGGACGAGGAGCGACCTCATATGAGGTAGAAGTACCAACGCAAGTTAAGGGAATTTTGGCTAAAAGAATAGCAAGCGCCAGCGGCGGTTTCTTTCATGTATCTCTTGATGAGGTGGATTTTGAGCTTGCTATTCTTAATATGCACAAAGATTATGTAGATCGCTTCGATAAAGATAATGCTCAAGCTAAAAAAGATTTGGAGAAAGGCATCAAGGCAGCCCAGTCCGCCAAGTCTAATATTCAAGCTAAAATAAGGCATAGTAAGTATGCTAAATTTATGACCAATTTATATACAAACAGTAAATTGCACTATATTACGGTAGATCTAAAAAATATTGTGACGGACGAAAAGAAACCTGACGGCAGCAAGAAAAGGCAGCCAAGAGCAGTAGGTAAAGTAAATGCTAAAGGGGCTACCAAGGCGCAACAACAGGCGGCCGAGAAGAGAATGCAGGACGCTCTGCTAGCCGAAGCAAAAAGACAGCGCAACCCCCAAGCGAAGCACCCGCCAGGAGGCACTCTCGATCCCGCTGGGGATGCTTCTGACTCACCAGATGCCAGCGAAGATAAATCAAAAGTTAACTTATTTTATTTTAAGCTCGGAGATATTATCGAAGAAGCCTTAACTGGAATGCATGGCATTATAGGGATGCTGCCAAAAATAGTACTAGGCAGCTTTGCGCCCTCTGTTTATGATGTGCCGGGCACTAAAGGTACAGATGTATATCCTTTGGCCGACTTGCCTATCTCTGTCGATTATTTTGGGCAGTGGTTTTTGCAGACGTTTGTACAAAGTGAGCCACCGATTAATGCTATATCGTTTAGAAGGTTTGTAGACTCACTCCTCAATGATCTGGTCGCCCCGCTCATCAACGATGCTTATTCTATAGAGGGTAGAAAAAGGTTGGCCTTTAGTCTGGCAAGTGCTGTTAGTTCTCTTGATTTTGCAAAAGGGAGTATCATTGACGGCAACGACGTACAAGATGCGGCTAAGAATCAAGGCTCCGGCAATGGACAACCTACTTTGGCACAGCATAATTATTTTATTATTTTTATTGAACAAGCAACTCCCGACTTAAATGAATCTATTACGGAAGATCTTGCAAATGGCATATACCATTTCACACTTGGGTCTGACCGAGGCCTCGTAAAAACATTTTCCTTCTCTGAAAAAAAGATGCCACAACTTAGGGCACTGAATATAGAAAACAGCCAACAAGGATCAGCCTTAATACTCCCGCAAGACTTGGAACTTACTATGGTTGGGAATACTTTATTCCGTAACGGGCAGCTTCTGTATATAAACGCCGATCTTACTCTTGGGAGCACAGTAGCATCCAAACTTGGACTTGGGGGATATTATATGGTTGTCAAGTCAAGCAACACGATCTCTATGGGTACGTTTGAAACAACGTTAACCTGTATGTGGCAAAAGCGACCAGGGAAGGAGTAGATAAATGCCGCAGCCAGACAAGCCAGACATAGGGGAAGACCCGGATAGCTTTTCTACAGCCGATAATAATTCTAACTCAACTGATGTGTTTGTGAACAGGGTCAGGTATCGAGATGAAATATTCCCAGAAGCTGCGCCTTTTTCATATTTTAATTTTTGGGAAGAAGATCGCTATTATGGAAGAATTAACTCTTTGGGTAACGCTGTTGTCTTAAGGGAAGATAGACTTAAGCAATTGAAGTATTGTAGTGGGGGAACTCCACTTTTTGCTTTTAATTTTGTGGCAGACGCTTGGCGAGATTTTGTCGAAAAAATAAGAGAAACCGCTACGAATGAAAAAATGATCCCTAGCGGACCATATGCAAACCTTTCTGCGACTAAAGCTTGGCAGAGTATTCCCTCTCAATACAACACTTATATGTCTGATACTGTATACCCAGTTTTTTCAGAAATTTTTATGGCTGTAATGAGTAGCAATAATAAAAAAGTTACAGGATTTGATTCTTACCTAGAGGTGCTTACTAATTTTTGTGAGATAGGAATTAAACGAGGCTCTCCAATGACTTTATCTGGTTACGTTGAGAGTATTTTGTGCTCCCCTTTAAATACAGGGCTTGTAATAGAAATTGGGGATACGTCGCACGCCGAGGATTATGAAAAGTGCGATGAATTTTTATATGATCCCAACTTTACAACGGTAGTTCGCATTGCTTCTAACTATGGCTTTGTCATCGATAAAAATGCGCCATGGCGTTTCGTGGCAGATATTCGCTCTCCGGCCATGAGGGAATATATGACCGGTGTTCGGATGAGTACGCCCCCGACACCGCTCACAAATGATTTGCTGGAATGTAACATTCCCTTTGTGAGAAATTTTAATATTCCTGAGCCATATGGGTACTCTGCTATCGGAGGATTAGAACATATTATGCGACATGCTACTGGTTATGAGGAATATGAATTAATACCCACTAAAACTACAGAAGAAGAAATTTTTGAAGAGTTTTTTACGCAGGCTTATCTAGAGGCATGGCAAGTTGATATGGAAATGTTCAAAGTTTATGCGCTAGATTTCTACAACACATATGTATCGGATATTCCTGTTGTTTCAAAGAGGGTCGTTGTGGACACGGTAGGCGATTGGAAATGTG